CATGTGGTCAGCAACAAGCGCGACGACAAGGGCGCGGCTGCGCGCTCGGCTCTGCGCACGTTGCGCGGCCACACGCGCGGCCTGCTCGTCGGATGGTCTCCGGACTCCGAGACGTTCGACACGTTCCTGTGGGAGCGCGGCGGTTTGCTCTCGCTAAGCCAGCTTCAACTGTGGTGGGTGGACACCTATCGCACCGAGTACTACGTGGCCGGGCCGTAGCCGCCGCGCAATCAAACAGCCAGGAGAGCGTCTGATGGGCACCAGGGTGACCGAGCAGGGCAACGAATTCGACGGCGTCGGCGGAAGCTTCGTCGTCGGCAAGGACGGCAAGCGCGTTCGCGTCGAGGAAACCACGGCGCACGAGGACGGCAACCGCCCGCGCGACCAAAAGGGCGAGGCGATCGTCGAGAAGCCGATCGCCGAGGAAGACCTGGCGACTCACCTTGCCGGCCTGCCGACGCCGCCTGCGAGGAAGCCGTGGCAGGCCGAGAGCGAAAAGCCTGCGGCGCCGGCCGGCGCCGCGAGCCAGGCGAGCGACGTGACCGCGAACGCGGCCGACACCAAGAAGAGGGGCTGACATGGGAATGAAGTTCAAAAAACAGGCGATCGCGATCAAGATCGAGTCGGTCTACGGCACCGATGCGGTCCCGACCAAGGCGGCGAACGCGATGATGGTCGAGGAGATCCGCATCACGCCGATGAAGCTCGTCTCCAAAGAGCGCGGCATCGTGATGCCCTTCTTCGGCAACCAGGGCAAGCTCGTCGCGGGCCAGTACATGATGCTGGAGGCCGACATCGCGATGACTGGCTCGGGCACGGCCGGCACCGCGCCGGGCTACGGCGTCTGCTTCAAGGCATGCGGCATGAGCGAGACGATCGTTGCCGTTACCTCGGTGGCGTACACGCCGATCGACGTGGCCGAGCAGTCGGTCGACGTGTACTGGTGGATGGGCGGCGTGCTGCACAAGATGACCGGCGTCAAGGGCGATGTGAGCTGGAAGATGCCCAAGGACGAAAAGCCGGTCTGGACGTTCTCGTTCATCGGCCTCTATAACGCGCCGGCCGATGTGGCGCTGCCGACCGACCCGACGCTCACCGCGTTCAAGAAGCCGATCATGGTCAACAACGCGAACACGGTCGCGTCGCTGCACAGCTATGCGGGCGTCTTCCACAACATCTCGGGCAAGCTCGGCAACGCGATTGCCTACCGCAACGCGCCTGGCATCGAGGAGATCGTCTACACCGACCGGCAAGGCTCCGCGCAGTTCGAGCTGGACGCCGTGCTCGTGGCCACGAAAGACTGGTTCACGATCGCAAAGGGCGAAACGCTAGGCGCGTTCACGGTCACGCACGGCATCACTGCCGGCTACAAGGTGAAGATCGATCACGCCAACGTGCAGATCGGGGCGAGCCAGGAGCCGAAGTACGACAACAAGGACGGCATCGCCACGGTCGGCTTCGGAGCCGATCTCCTGGTGTCGTCGGCCGGCTTCGACGACACGATCATCACGTTTATTTAATCGGGGCAGTTTCGGGGCCGCGCCAACCAATAAGCACAAGCGGATTCGTTTGCGGGCCACCAGGCCCGCTCTTTTTTACGAGAGGTCAAACACAGATGGGTTTCAAACTCAGCAGGGAAACGAGCTACAAGTGGCCGGTCACCGTGAAGATCCCGCGCGACGGCGGCAAGTTTGTTAACGCGACCTTTAACGCCGAGTTCGCCTTCCTCGGCCAGGAGGATCTCGACCAGGTCTTCGACAACGCGCGCAACAACCGCGACAACAGCGACGTTTGCATGCGCGCGCTGGTTGGGTGGGGCAAGGAGGTCACCGACGAGAACGATCAGCCGATCGAGTACTCGGAGGCGGCCAAGGCAATGCTGCTCAACGTCCCGTACTTTAAACACGCCGTGCTGCTCGCATTCACGGAGTCGATCACTGGCGATGCGGGCCGCAGAAAAAACTAATAGAGGCTGCCGAGTGGTGGGCGGCCCAGGACGAATCAAGCCCCGGCGATCCGTATGCGCAAGCGCGCGAGCAGTTCACGCGAATGGGGTTCACCGCAGAGCAGATCGCCGAGGCCCTGCCGTCCGTAGAGGAAGCGGCCGAGGAAGGCGAGTTCACGCTGCTGCCGGAAAACGGCTTGACGATGCGCGTCTATTGCATCCAGTCGGGCCGATGGGAGCGCAACCACTGGACCGGCCGCGCGCTGTGCCTGCACCTTCCTTCGGTCGAATCGACGATGCGAATGATGCGCGTCCCGATGCGCCAGCGCGACGTGATGCTGGAGGATTTGCTGGCAATGCAGAAGGCCGCATTGCCGGTCATGAACAAGGCGTTTGACGAGAGCGAATGACCGACCAGGTATTCGGCTTCAAGATCCAGGGCGAGAGCGTAAGCGCAGTCGCCGCTTCGCGCGCCGCGAGCGACGGGCTCGACCGCGTTGCGGCGAGCGCAGACAAGGCGAGCGCATCAACCGGAAAGCTCAATCAGACATTCACCTACGCCGGTGGCGTTCAGAAGAAGCAAGCCGAGGCCACAAAGGACTCGACGGCTGAACTGGCGAAGCTAGACGCCGAACTGGAGGTACTGATCGGCCGACTCGACCCGGCACAACGGGCAATCAGCCAGCTAAACAACGGCCAGGGGCTGCTCACCCGAAGCCTCCAGGCCGGGTTGATGAGTCAGTCGCAGTACAACGAAGCGCTGGACCGGCTGAAGGCGAAATATAGCGGCGCGGCTGAAGGGGCGGAAAAGAGCGCGCTCTCGACGTCCGGCGCACGTCGCGAGCTGATGGTGCTCGGCCACGAGGCGATGACCGGGGACTTCTCACGTATGCCTGGAAGCTTCATGGTGCTTGCCAAGCACGCCAACTTATCCGGCGCCGCGATCCTCGGGGTATTGGGTCCGATCGCAGCGCTCGTCGGAGGCGGCGCGCTCCTGGCCGCCGCGTACTTCAAGGGCCACGCGGAAATGGTGGCGATGAACAATGCGCTCGCAGTCACCAGTAATTTCGCCGGCATGACGCGCGGCAGTATGGAGGCGCTCGCCGGCCAGGTCAGCGCGACAAGTACGCTCACGATTGGCGCGGCGAAAGATATTGTTACCGCGATCGTTTCGTCGGGGCGCTACAGCTCCGAGAACGTTGCGCTCCTCGCCGGGCTCACCGATCGATACGCGCATGCGACCGGCCAGTCGGCCGACAAGGCGGCCGCGCAGCTCGTGAAAATGTTTGAGGACCCGGCCAAGGCTTCGGAAACGCTCAACTCGCAGTATCACTATCTGAACGTGGCGGAGCTTGAGCGCATCAAAACGCTCGAAAGCACCGGCCGAACCCAGGCGGCCGCGACGGTCGCCATAAAGGCACTTACCGCACATCTGCCCGATCACGCTCAGAGCATTGGCTTTCTCGAATCGGCCTGGAACAAGGCAATGAAGGCGCTTAGCGGCTACAAGGATGCCGCCATGAAATGGGGGAAGGAACCAACCGCACAGGATCGCGCGGGCGAAGTTCAAACAACGATCACGACGCTGCGCAACCTCGGCGGCAGCCCTGCCGCGCTTGCGGCCGCGAACGCGCAGCTCGATATTGAAAACCGCCAGATCGCCGTAAACGAGAAACTCGCGGGCATCCGATCGGACGCATTGCAGAAAATGGATCTCCAGGTAAAGGCCCAAGAGGAGATTAATAAATCCACGACGGCGCAGATCGCGCTGCTCACAAAGAAGCGGGACGCGGTGGCCAGCGATGGCCTCGACAGCCCGGACAAGCAACGCCGGCTCTTTGAAATGAACAAGCAGATTGCAGAGCTCCAGCGTGGCATGGGCGCCGAAGCGCGAGCACTTCAGCAGGAGCGCATCGAGGCGGAGCTGCGGCTTCGGGATATCACGCTCGATGCCGCTCTACGGTCCGTTGAAACGCAGTTAAAGCTCGGCGCGATCACTCAGGAAGACCACGACAAGCAGAAGACCTTTCTCCAGCTCGAAAAGAACTCGATGGCTCAGCTCGCCGTCATGCAGGAGAAATTGATTACCGGGCGGAACGCGCAGGAGAAGCTCTCGCTTGACAACAAGTTGCGTGCGCTCCAGGCGGAGCGCGAGGCGATCGAGCTTGGCGGCCGCGACGTGGCGGCCGTCAACGCGAAGAAAGCGCTCGACGATCAAAACGCCGCCTACGGTGGAATGCTGGAATCGATTCTCAAGGTAGGCGACGCGGACATTAAACGTATTACCGAGCAAATCGCTTCGCAGCGTCTCCACAACGCTGAAATTGGCAAAACGAAAGAGCAAATCGAGCTGGCGAAGTTGGCTCAACAGGAGACGACGACCGCAACGCTTCAAGGCCAGGCGGATGCGATCGCGCAATTGCTCACGCGAAACGACCTCGACGCGCGCGCGGTCGAGACCTACACGCTTATGCTCGAAAAGTTGAGAGAGCAGATCGGCGTGCGCAAGGAACTCGGCGCCCTCCAACAGGACGGCGCGTCACTGCAGCGGCAAGCTGAGGCCACGCGGCTTCAGGCCGAGGAGTTTAAGCGGCTATGGGGCACGGTCGAGCAGACCGGTAAAAACGTTTTTACGCACCTAATGAGCGGCGGCAAGGGTGCGTTCGAATCGATTGGCAAGGCGCTGAAAACGTCTGTTATCGACGTGCTGTATCAAATGACGCTGCGCCCCTGGATCATTCAACTCGGCACCACGGCGGCGAGCGCCCTCGGCATGCCGGGCGCTGCCGGTTCGGCGGCGTCTGCGGCCGGCAGCGGCCTTAACCTGGCGAGCGGGCTGAACACCGTCAGCG